TGAGAACACAGTTCGGCATAGCATATCGCCGCCTGTCGATGCGTTAAAAATACCGGCCTCAACCACCGCGCCGGTTGCATCACCTGCCTCAAACGTGGCGACGTACTGGACCTTCTCGTTGTAGGTGCCCGTGATCGTCGTGCTATCGAGAGCCTCACGCGAGCCAAGCATACTCGTCAAATCAGTCTGCTCAGCGCTTGCAGCCGCGCTGGACGATCCCAGAGCCATATGCGACATGACTGCCTTCGTGGCGTCACGCATCCGGCTGGCGATGAAAGCAAGGCCCGCACGGACTACGAGGTTCTTGACCTCGCGCGTGTCTTTGACGTTGCCGTCTTTGTCGCGAAGAACAAGCTTGACTTCGCCTGTGAATTTCAGTTGATCGTTGATCATGTTTCCCTCTCAGAAGGTTCGTGATTGGCCGACATAGTCTTCGGCGAAGTAGGTGAAGTCGCAGTAGTTCTGGCTACGCAAAGACCCGGCATCCGATGCGTTGGTGGTGTCAGCCTTTGCCAAATCCACAGTCAGCGTCTTTGTATCGGCCGCTGAGGTCGTGTGGTTCAGGACTTTGAAGAACTGAATCTCTTGGTCGTCCTCAGTCGTTGCCTCGCCATCCAGATCGTCTGTAGCCGTTGCAGTGGACGTCAAGAACTTACCGAACGTACGAGCCGCAGAGTCAACGGCTGTAGCCGTCTCTCCGGGCAATAGCTTGCCCATCGACTTAGCCAGCGCATCCGCCGCTGCGGCGGTGTCGAACAAGCCTTTACCAAACGCGAGTGTCCGCGCATCCATCGCGGTCAGAGTGTCAGCAGCGTACTTGCCGAACGCACGAGCCTGCGCGTCTGATACGAACGGTGTGTCTGTCAGAAGCTTGCCGAACGAGAACACCATGCCGTCACTGAGCGTGGCGGTGTCTTCCTTGTAGATGAACCAGATGAAGAGACCTACCTCGGTAGCCAGCGTTACGTATTCAGGCGAAGCAACAAGCTCGATGGACCCATTGTCGGCATCGATTACAAGCTTCTTCCAGACAACATCAAGGTTCATGTGAAGTCCGCGCGAATCCTGAACTTCAACAAATCGAAGATCGTGATCTTCTCGCCGGTACCAAGGATGATCTCAACCTCACCCTCGTAGTCGCCCGGATCTTGGTTGAGGTCGCCTGCGCCCCAGACGATGTACGCCACACCACTAGCGGCCGTGGCGGGGTTGATGTACAACGCACGAGTGATGACAACCGTCGTACTGCCTACCAGCCGAACGTACAGCGTACCCGTAGCGCCCGTCAGATCCGTCGGGTCACCAGAGGTCTCATCGGTGAAGGTAAGACGAACCTGCGGTCCTGTATCACCCTGTACAAGCCTGATCTTTTCGGCCATTGCTCATGTCCTTACGCGGCTTGTGTCATCGTGCCACGGTTGGGATTATCAACCGGGTTGGGTGCGACGGAAACGGTAGCGCGGATCTCAATACCCAGCGCGTTGGCAAAGGCAGCATAATGAGCCTGCGCACGAGCAGCGTTGCCAGCGTAAGCACTGTCCTTGGTGTACGCCCGGTACAGGATGTAATCAAGCAGCACGTTGCCGTAGATATCCGGCAGACTGATGTTGCCCGAGACAGCCGTGTAGAGCGCGCCATCAGCAGGCTCAGTGATGTCGGTGGGGTAGGCTGAGTAGACGATATCCAACTGCGCCAAAACCGTGGCAGGCGGATAAACGTAGAAGACCTTCGGGTCACGCGGGTCGTACATGAAGTGCAGGATATTGACCGACCCAGTGATGTTGTGCCAGCCAGAGGTCTGAGCATCGAGAATCTCTCGGTTGATCATCCGCACGGCCTTCTTATCACTCGTAGCCGCAGCGTTACGAATGACCTCGATGAGCTTCGCGCCGTTAGCCGGAAGCGATTGCTTGGTACCCGCCACACACGTGATGGTGGAGTTGGTGACCATCGAGTCAGGCCGATAGAGAACAACCTCTCGCTGACCGTCGTTGAGGTACCGAACCAGCTCGTTTACCGGCCAACGAACCGACGTGGTGTCTTGCAGCGTCTCAACCGCACGACGAATGATGGACTGAGCAGTAAGAGCCATGGGTTACCTCACGCGAAGGGGCGCGTACGCACGCGCATGGAGCCACGCAGGAGGCCATAGTTGCCTTCGATGCGAGAACTCACTGTCTGACGGGCTGCGGCCTCTTCCATGTAACGTGCAAGGCCGGGATTGGTAAACGGTTGACCCGGAATAAGCGCCAGCTTGGAGATGGTCATCGCCACCAGCGGATCAATCCAGATATTGTAAAGGTCGTCGTCAAGCGTGGTTGCCGTGATTTTCGGCCGCAGAGCGACGTTGACAACGGCTGCATAGGCTTTGTCAGGCGTGGGCGTCAGCCTGAGCGTAAGCAGCGAGTCCGTGCGGTCAGTATAGAACCCACGGGGAAGGGAATTGGTCTGAGGAACAGTACGAACGGCCTCGACTGGAACCCCCTGCAACGAGTAGATGTCATCGAGGATGACACTGAACACACGGCAGATGTCGTGCTGGTTCGTAGGGGGATCTAAGTCGTACTGAAAGACGTTCTCAACCGTGTTGAACGGGTCGAGGTCCTGTCGGAGAACCTGTGCAGCTTCACAAAACTCAATCGCAGCATTCCGTAGCGCTTGCTCAGCAAGCGGCTCCGAGCAGCCCGGTAGGTACGGCAGGATACGCGGAAAGAATGCACTCAGAGCTTTCATGGCGTCCCTTGGGGTTGGAGCCCCAGTGCGGGCTCAGACACAGCCACTTGTGATTCTACCAGCATGCTTTTGGTTTTGCGAGGTTTCTGTGCCAACACGTTCGAAAGTTCGGCTTCCGCAGCACGTCCTGCTTCCGTCAATACCCACTCCGAGCCTTCAACAACAGCCAGAACGGTGTACACCCCATCGATGATGGCGGTTGCTTTGTTGGCGAGGATCTCGCCTTTGGTGTGGGCCAGAATATCGTCAAGAGTCATGAAGTGCTCCGAATAAAGTGGAGGGGTGTTACCCCCTCCACTCGCCTATTACGCAGGCGTTGCGACAGCGCCAAGAATGGCGATCCAAGTCAGACCATCGGTACCGATTTGAACACAATCCACCACCTGCTGCTGACCGACGACGAGCGGGGTGTTGGCCGCTGCGCCATTGATCGTGCCGCCCGTGTTGGGGTACAGCTTGATGTCCTGCGCCGAATCGAGGTTGGCAACCGTCACACGATCACCTTGACCACGGCCCGAGGGCAGGATAACGCCGTCGTTGTCAGTGCCAACAACGGTGACGGTGTTGATAGCGCCGGTCAGAGCCGTCGCACCCGCAGCCGTCTGGGTGGTACCAGCCGTAAGGCCAGTGGTTACGCCGCCAACCATGCGGCCATAAGAAGTCACGCTGGGCATATCAATCTCCTAGATAAGCCGGGGGCCGAAGCCCCCGTGATCACGATCAGGTCGCCGAACCAACTTGAGCCAGAACCAGAGCCTGCGGCTTGACAGTCTTGCGACCATACACCGCCAGACCCCGGACGATATCGCCGAAGTCGGTCTGGTTACGCAGGGGCTCAGTCTTGTTCACGGTCATCGCAAACGAAACCGCAGCCTTGGTACCGGCCATCATCACACGACGTGCCTTAGCGCTACCAACCGACGCACCGGTGGCCGTATCCGAAAGGCCGGGAACCAGCGCCTTACCAGCAGCGCCACGCGGGAGCAGGTTCGACACATAGACCGTGAAGCGGTCGATCATACCGATCTTGCCAGTACGGATCGTGCTAGACGAGTCACCAGTGAAGTAGGCTTGCGCAAGGTTCGACTGCATCAGGAGATGGCGGTCAAACGGACTCAAAACCAGCCAACGGCCGTCTTCCGGCACGTTCTGCTCGTCCAGAACCGTCGACATACGCAGGATTGCCTTCAGGACGTTCTCGGGCGTTGCCTGATCGATCGGAGTGGTGTCCGTACCAAGGTTATAGGCAGCGGAGATCGCGCCAGCCGACGCACCCTTGTTCGCAGCATCCGGGCCTTCGGTGACGAAGGAGTTGAAGAAGACCTCGTTCTCGATCTGGATCTTCAACTGCTTGGCCGCGTCTTCGGTGAACATGTTCATGAGGTTCATGTCCGACTGATACGCCAGAACATCGTTGACCTGAACACCGAAATACTTGCCCTTGTTGACTTGCATGTCCTGATAAATCGGGGTCGGAACCTCGTAGTTCAGGTTCATACCAGCCGTGTAATCAGAAATGCTGATCGTCGGGGCGAGACGGATGCGGATGGTGTCGCCTTGGTTCTTAAGCTCACCCTCATAGTCCGTGTTGGCAATCTCGGACAGCATGGTGTTCTGGTAGAACTTGGCAAGCAGTTTGCCCGACCACAGGGTCGGGATAAACGCGCCTGAATACGAGGTGCTCGTATCAAACGGCGCTTGTACCGGGTAAACAGCGGGCATTTTAAGCTCCTAAACAGGTTTGGTTAAACCGATTCAGCTTAGGCGGTCACCCGACCGTCCATATACGCTGCATCGATCTCAGCTTCAAGTTTACGTGCCTCGTCCAACTTGCCCTTGGCCCCGAAATCAGCCGCTTGCTTGAACAGACGCTCAATGTCACGACTTGAGTACGTCTTGCCCTGCGGAGCAGGCTGGCCAGTACCAGAACCCGTTCGACGAGGTTGGACCTGTTTGCTCAGTTCTTCAGCTTTGGATTTCGGCGGCTCTACGGGCGCAATGCTCTTTTTGAACATGACCACATAGTCTGCTACCGCATCAGCATCGCCACGGTTAAACGCATCCTGTGCGACAAGTTTCCGAGGCCCGCGCAGAATCGGATCGTACTCGTTGAGCCACTCGACCCACTTGGGATCGACGTTGACCGCATCGAAATCCGGCACCAAACGGTGCAATTTCTGCTCGAACGAGGCTTCGACTACCTTAGAGCCCGTTGACTGGAGCTGCTCGCGCAGCTTGTCATTGTCGGCTTTCAGGGCATCGATCTCAGAACGGAACTCCATCGCTACTTCGCGTGCAACCTTGCGTTGTACCTCAATCAAATCCTCACCGAATGTCTGAACATCAGCATCCGTTACCAGCTTGGTCGGCTTATCAGGCTCTTTCGGCGTAGGCTTCTCACCCGCGCTCTGAAGACGATTCATTTGCGCTGTGAGTTCTTTCACCTGAGCATGGAGACGGGGAACTTCTGCATCGTACATACCCTTGAGGGTCTTGTACTTCTGCTGCCACGTATCCTCTGGTACAGCCGGTTCTGCTGATGTATCTGGCTTCGCTTCAACAGGCGGGGCTTCAGCGACCGTCTGAGTATCCTGCTCTGCTTGTGCTTGCGTATCGCCCTCAGATGCCTCTTGCGGAGGTTGATCTTTCGGGGTCTTCGCAGCCTCAAGCTGCTTCTCAATCTCTTCGAGTTGCTTCAGTTGTTCTTCGACCTGTTTCGGGAGAGCCATACGTTTTCCTTTCGCTCCAACTCTGTTTTCAAGCTCCGGCTGTCCGGTCTGCTGTCAACATAATGGTTTGCTACGGATGCGGCTACTTAAGCCGCGTTAAGATCTCGGGCGATTTTTCAATCGCGTCGAGGAAATCAAGAATCAATTTAGCCTGCCCCTGAAGCTGAGCGATACGTGCTGGTTGTTCTGCCTCGATCAATCGCGATTTGATCTCTAACAAAACAGTGCGAAACAAATCCAACAACGCCTCGTTCTCCGGCAGCTTGCAGCGCATAAGCGCTTGCATGTGCTTCCGTTCAGGTTTGGACCCAATAAAATGACTCATATACCTGTTTATAGCACTGACGCCCAAATGGCGTCAAGCTAGAAATTGAAGTTTGTACAAAGCCTTGTTCATGATCGCAATCAGTTCGTCGAACTGATTCTG